ACTTAGGTACGGGTGCTGGAGCCGCCGCTGCTGCGGGTTCTGAAGCCAACTTCGGTGTGATGGTTGCTGGTCACGCATCTGCGGTAGCTACGGCTCAACAGATTGCTAAGACTGAGACTTTCCGTTCGCCTACTACCTTTGCAGACATCGTGCGCGGCATGAGTCTCTACGGTAGAAAGATTCTTCGCCCAGAAGCGTTGTTCACAGCGAACTACAACCTCGCATAAGACTACTGAGGGGCTGGTCATATACTGGCCCCTCACTCCATTGAGGGTGTTTCATGCCAACTACTTATATTGATCTATGTAACCAGACTCTTCGTCGTTTAAATGAGGTGGAGATTGCTGAGGCCGACTTCGGGTCGGTACGTGGCGTTCAGGCGCTTGTTAAGGATGCGGTTAAAGCTGCGGTTGCAAAAATCAATCAGGCTGAGTTTGGTTGGCCTTTTAATGCGGCAGAGCATACTCAGACGTTAGTAGTAGGTCAGGAAGAATATACTTGGCCTCAGTACTACAAAGTAGCTGACTGGAACAGCTTCCAAATCCAAGAAGATAGTAGCCTTGGCTCTAGCTTTAAAGCTCTAAAGGTAATCGATACTGATGAGTGGTATTCTTCTTATCGGGATGATGATTATGCCGCTGGATCTTCAGGACGAAACATTCCTGACTTTGTCTTTCAGGGCCACGGTAACGGATATGGGGTTAGCCCATCACCTAACAAAGCGTACACTCTGAAATTCAGATACTTTATGAATTACTCTGACATCACAAATGCAACTGATGTCACCCGTATACCAGAGAGCTACGACACCGTTTTAATCGATGGTGCGCTGTACCACATGAATATGTTCAAGGATAATCTAGAGGCTGCTCAGGCTGCGTTTGCAGCCTTTGAGAAGGGCATCAAAGACCTACAGACCCTCTACATCAATAACGAAGTATATATACGCGATACGCGGATTAGATATTAATGCCAGATCAGATACAGTCATTAAAAGTAATCTGTAGCGGCGGTCTAAATAGTAATGAAAATCACTTAGACTTATCGGACAACACTCCGGGCGCTGCTACCAGATTAGTTAACTATGAGCCGTCATTGTTTGGCGGCTATCGACGTATTGAGGGTTATGATGATTTTGATAGCGACTACGGAGAAGTAACCGTAGCAGGTCAGACAACAGGTCAGGGTAAAGTGCTTGGCCTAGCTATTTTCAAAGATGATGTAACTAATTCCACTAAGATTATTGCAGCACGACAAGATGCGGGCGGTACAGATTATAGCTTCTATTACTACACTGCCTACATTGGCTGGCGTAAGTTTACTCTAGACCATTCCGTTACCAGACCAATGACCCTCAACGGGCTTACGGTAAGCAAACTACGTCATGCCGTATTTAACTTTGGAACAGGCAATCATATTATATTTGCTGACGGAGTTAATCCTGCCATCGTATTTAATGGTGCTAATTGGAAAGAGATTAAGTCTTCTCATGCGGGTGGCTACGATGCAGCTAACAATACGGCTGGTGGAGATCAGGCGCTTAATGCTCCTGCACTTGTAGACGTATTTGAGAACCATATATTTTTATCAGGGCATGAAGCTACCAGAGCGGCAGTAGCCCATAGCGCACCTAATGATGGCTATACATGGACGGTAGCGGCGGGTGGCGGTCAGATAGCGGCTGGCTTTGATGTTGTCCAAATCAAACCGTTTCGTGATGACCTATTCGTCTTTGGTGATAACTCTATTAAGAAGATTAAGGTCGATACCTCTAATAACTTCGCCTTAGATCAGGTTACTGCAAACGTGGGCTGTGTTGCCCGTGACAGTGTACTTGAAATCGGCGGTGATCTAATGTTCCTTGCACCAGACGGATTTCGTCCTGTGGCTGGTACATCTAGAATTGGTGACGTTGAACTTGAAACCGTCAGTAAGCCAATTCAAGCAACTCTTGTAGATATCATTGCTAACGAGGATATGGATACGCTTAACGGCGTTGTTATCAGATCTAAATCCCAGATACGTTACTTTATTGGTGATACATCAAAAGACGCATCCGACAGCCTTGGTATCCTTGGTGGCCTTACAAATAACTCAGGTTCCATAGGCTGGGAGTTTGGTGAATTATTAGGTATTAGGGCATCATGCTGTACCAGCGGGTATATAGGTACATCTGAGTTAATTCTTCACGCAGATTATGACGGCAAAGTCTACAAGCAGGAAACCGGCACAAGCTTTAATGGCGGCGATATAGTATCCATCTACGCTACTCCGTATTTAGATTTCGGAGAGACAGAGCAGCGCAAAGTAATGCGTAAGATTAATACCTTCATTCGTGGCGAAGGCCCGTTTGAGATGCTTCTGTCCATGACATATGATTGGGGTGATGGTGCAACACCAACCCCTGCAACTTACTCACAATCCTCTACAGGCGCTCCTACCCGCTACGGCGGTAGGAACATAAGTTATAACGCAACCAACGTACTTTATGGCGGCTCATCAAAGCCGATTATGACCAGCGATATTCAAGGATCAGGTTTCTCTGCACAGGCTACTTTTGTGACTGTGGGCCAGACAGAACCGTTTTCCATCCAAGGAATGGTCTTTGAATTTACCACGGCAGGGAGAAGATAACAGATGGCAGGTTACACAAGGCAGTCTACTGGTTCGATTATTAACGGATCACCTATTACTGCACCCCCGCTAAACTCAGAGTTTAACCAAGTAGCGGCTGCATTTAATGCTACTTCAGGCCATTCACACGATGGCTCTACAGGTAATTCACCTAAAATTAATCTAACTACTTCTGTGTCTGGTTACCTGCCAGCCGTACACGGCGGTATAGGTGGTAAGAATAAACTGGATGCCACAACCACGCCTATCGTAACCAATGATAATTCAGAAGGCTATGCTCCGGGTTCTTTGTGGGAAAACACTACTACTGGGCGTGTATACATTTGTGTAGGAAACAGCACTGGTGCAGCCGTATGGCGTGAACTGGTACAGGTAAATTCTGGTACTGCTATCCTACCCGCAGCCACTGATACCGTGGACTTAGGCGATAACAGCAACCGTTTTCAGGATTTGTTTCTTAGCGGGGGTATTTCAGCCTCTGGTAACGTAGCCGCTGGTGGTACTCTAAATATCACAGGGGCAACGGCTCTTGGTTCTACGCTTGGTGTAACTGGCGATACTACGCTGGTAAACTTGTCTGCTACTGGCACAACAACAATTACATCTATCGATTTAAACTCTGGTGCTATTGATAGCACTACGATTGGTACTACTACCCCAGCCGCTGGTACGTTCACTACGCTGAATGCAAATACCAGCCTTGTAGCTGCCACAGCCGACATAAACGGCGGTACAGTTGATGGGGCCACTATTGGTGCATCTACTCCAAGCACAGGCGCTTTCACTACTCTAGGTGCTTCTGGAACATCTACTCTAGCAACTGTTGATATCAATGGTGGTAACATCGATGGCACAGCAATCGGGGCTTCAGTACAATCCACAGGAGCGTTCACAACCGTATCGTCTTCAGGTCAAGCTACTCTGGCAACAGTTGATATTAACGGTGGCTCAATTGACGGTGCTACTATTGGCGCTAACGCAACTTCTAGCGGTGCTTTTACTACTCTGTCTGCTTCTGGTGGGATAACTGGTACACTAACTGGCAACGTGACGGGTAATGTCACGGGTAACGTAAGCGGTGCAATCACAGGCAACGTCACTGGTGATCTTACTGGTAATGTAACGGCAGGTTCTGGTACGTCATCATTCAACAACGTGACCATCGACGGTACGTTGAATATGAATGCTGGTACATCTGCTACCATTCAGAATCTTACTGCTCCGACAAATGACTTAGATGCCGCTACTAAAAAGTATGTAGATGATGAAATCTCTACTCTGATTGGTGATGCGGGTGCAGGGCTTAATACCCTTGGCGAACTAGCAGATGCCCTGAATGATGATGATGACTTCAGCACTACGGTAACAAACAGTATCGCTACTAAGCTACCGAAAGCTGGTGGCACGATGACAGGCGCAATAGCCATGTCTACCAATAAGATTACTGGAGTAGGTGATCCTACAAGCGCACAGGATGTAGCTACAAAAGTATATACAGATACACAGCGTGATACCCGTGTAGCTAAAACAGGCGATACGATGTCTGGCGCATTGGCTATGGGGTCTAACAAGATCACAGGCTTGGGTACTCCAACGGCTGGTACAGATGCTACAACAAAGACCTATGTTGATGGCATCCTTGGTTCAGCCACGGTAGCAGCGACTTCAGCTTCTAACGCAGCAACCTCAGAATCAAATGCTGCTACTAGCGAAACAAACGCATCCAACTCAGCAACAGCGGCTGCAAGTTCAGCTTCTTCTGCGGCTGCTTCATTGGATAGCTTCGATGACCGTTACTTAGGTGCTAAGTCTTCGGCTCCCACTGTGGACAATGACGGTGATGCCCTGATTGTAGGCGCATTGTATTTTGACTCTACAGCGGGTGCTATGAAAGTGTACTCCGCTAACGGTTGGACGAATGCTGGTTCCTCAGTAAACGGCACTACAAACCGCTACAGCTATACAGCTACTGCGGGTCAGACAGTTTTTGCAGCCACATATGACTCCGGCTTTGTAGACATATTTTTGAACGGCGTGAAGCAGTTGGTCGGCACAGACGTAACCGCCACATCAGGAACCTCAGTAGTATTTGCAAGTGGAACCACGGTAAACGACATTGTTGAGATCGTAGGCTACGGCACGTTTGTTCTAGCAGATCACCTGACGCAGACACAATCAGACGCACGGTATGTGAACCTTTCGGGTGATACCATGACGGGTGACCTGTCCTTCGGCGACAACAACAAAGCCATCTTCGGCGCTGGGTCTGACCTACAGATTTACCATAGTGGGACTGATAGTTTCATTGATGATGCTGGCACTGGGTCTTTGTATATGCGAAGCGATAGTGTCGTTTTAGGGAAATACACTGGTGAAGTTGGTTTAGTTGCAACGGCTGATGGTTCAGTTGATTTGTATTATAACGATGTTAAAAAACTAGCCACCACTAGCACAGGTGTAGACGTAACTGGGACTTTGACCAGCGATGGGCTGACTGTGGAACATTCTGGTGATGTAGCCATTGAGGTAAAATCAACGGGGGCTGGTGACGCCGACGCTTCTTTAATAATCGACGCAGCGGATACAGGCGAGGCTGTGCTTGAGTTTCGTCAAGATGGCGCAGCAAAAGCATCTATTGAGTGGTTTTCTGCGGGAAGTCCAGACTTTAATTTTCGCACAGAGGCTGGAACTAATGGCGTTTTTGATTTTCAACCAAACAACAGCCTTGCCATGCGCCTGGATGCGAGCGGTAACTTGCTGGTGGGGACTACGAGTACAACAGTTTACACATCAGGTTCTGGTGGTGATGCAGGGGTAAACCTTCGTGCCGATGGTCAGATTAGCAACTCATCAAATAGTGCTTCTGTGTTTAACCGAATGGCATCAGACGGCCCAATTCACCTTTATTACAAAGACGGCGCACCTGTGGGGCGTATTGGGGTTAATAGCGGCACAAGAATATATATCGGCAGTGGTGATGCAAACCTCACGTTTAACCCTGTTGGCAACTACGTTTTCCCCTCTACATCTACGGGCGGCGCCAGAGATGCTCAACTTGATCTAGGGCTTTCAGCCGCCCGCTTCAAAGACCTCTACCTGTCTGGCACTATTGAAATAGAAAACGGCACTGGCAATGTCGGCGTTGGTGTAACTGCGTTGAGAGTTACTACAGGTGACTACAATACGGGTATTGGTCGCACCTCTGGGTATAACTTAACAGGAGGAGACAACAATACGTTTTTAGGTTTTGCCTCTGGCTATCAGTCAACAGGAAGCCGAAATACTTTTGTAGGTGCTAGAAATGGCACACTAGGCTCCGGTCAATCCATGACAACGGGAAATGCTAACACAATCCTTGGCGGTTTCTCAGGCAACCAAGGCGGCTTGGACATCCGCACCACAAGCAACAACATCGTGCTGGCTGATGGGGATGGTGACCCCTTAATGTATTATCACGGGGGTCTTACTTCCCCAATGTGGTTTATCCGTAATGCCACCTCAGGGCAATGGAATACAAGATTTAATTGTGAACACAACTCAGGTCCTTATGGCGTCCAAATTAGATATCCAAATGCGGCCCCCACTAACGGCTCAAATTTCTTCTTATACGCAATGGACAGTGCGTCTGTAAGGTTTTACGTTGCGAGTAATGGTGACGTTAGAAACGTAAACAACAGCTATGGGGCTACTTCAGACCTTAAACTTAAAGAAAATATATCTGATGCTGCATCTCAATGGGATGATATAAAAGCTATCCAAGTGAAGAAATATAGCCTGAAGTTAGATGCTTTAGATGCTCCAAATAAACTGGGCGTAATCGCACAAGATTTGGAAGCGTCAGGAATGTCGGGATTAGTAAGTGAAACTGTCGATGTTGATCCCGATGGTACTATTTTAGAAACTACCACTAAAACGGTAAAATACTCCATCCTCTACATGAAAGCAGTCAAGGCACTGCAAGAGGCAATGGATCGGATTGAAACCCTAGAGGCAAAAGTAACCGCCCTAGAAACACCCTAATTTAGAGGACTAGCTAATGAGCAAGGCAAGAACACTCGCTAACCTGATATCGGATAACGCAGAGTTAGCTGACGGACAGATTTCCGTTGCAGAGGTCGTTGGCGCTGCTCCTACGGCTTCTCCTACTTTTACTGGTACGCCAGTTTTTAGCGCAGTCAATTCTGCGTTTAGTACAGATTCAAACGAAACCGCATATGGTCGTGTAGCGTTGCAAATTCATGGCGCAGACAATGTTACAAATGATATTAACTCTGCGATTGTATTTTCAAAATCAGGTGGGCGTAAATTATCGGCAATCGCCTCTCGTCAGTATGGTGACGCAGATCAAGGTGGTCTGGACTTTTACACACAGCCCTCAACGGCGGGTTCTGGTGCAACGCTAAACTTGGCTTTGAACCTGAATAACTCAGGCTTTATGACCTCATATTCTGGTGCCGTCTTCAACGAAGATGGTGAAGATGCAGACTTCCGTGTTGAGAGCGACGGCAACGCTAATATGTTGTTTGTAGATGCGGGGGCTAACCATGTAAATATTGGTACATCTACAGACTTAGGCGGTATGTTAAATGTTGCTGGGCAGATAAAGCAACAGTCAGGAAGTTCTGTCGCCTTACAATTAGAAAGCACACAGGCTGACAATAACACTGGCCCGTACATTTACCTTTATGGCAATTCTTCAAGCCCCGCTGCAAATGATATTACAGGCGGTATAGTCTGGAGATATAATGATAATGGTGGTTCAGAACAATCTGGTATGCAGATTAATCATATTTTATATGATGTTTCTGCGGCATCTGATGACACAGGTTTTGCTTGGTACAATAAAGTAGGCGGTAGTGACCGCCAGATTTTTACTAAAACAAACTCTGAAATTATTGTAAACCAAGACAGCGTAGACCTCGACTTCCGCGTCGAGAGCGACAGCAACGCTAATGCTATATTTATGAACGCAGGAAACGGCACGACTGCGTTTGGAACGACAACCGATAATCATAACCACGCATCCAATGAGGGCATTTATTTAAGCCCCGGATCGTCCTCAAGTTTTACGGCAAACAGCCCACCTATTCGGGTAAACCGAAACGGCACTGGCGGCAATGATCGTTCAAATATTGAGCTTTACAACAACGGAAACATTCGTGGTTGGATTGGAAGCCTTGGCGCAGAAGATGGCATTTTTCTTTATGCAAATGGTAGCAGAGGAATGCATCTTTATAGTGATGAAATGGGCGTGAACCAAGACAGTCA